AGAGCGGAAACTACCTTGCCCTTAAGTTCGCCCCGACGAATTGGGACGGAATTCTTACCGTCGAGCTCGTTGGCGGATCAAAGGGTCCGGTGACGCTCGCGTCTAACGACGACTTCTGCGTGTTCAAGGTGGATAGCACCACACAGTCCATCAAGGTTGAGTACACTGATGGTGATTCCGATTACACCAAGACCTATTCGCTTACTAATCTTGTTCTTGAGGAGGAGTAAATGAACCCTGAGTACATCTATGCCGACGCTGAGGAGAAGTATGTTCTTGGCGTTGTGCTGTACGGCAACACCAACAAGCTCTATCTCGATGCTGAGCACGAGGTTGAGGTTGACCACGACTTTGCTCTTAATGCGTGCATGAAGGGTATCGTTCGTATCTTTGTGACTGATACCTACTATGGTGTTGCCACGTTCAAGGAGGACGACGGCACGCTTACCATCACCGACACCAAGGCCACTTCGGCCAACACTTACACGGTTACTGCTGCGGCGTAACTGTCAAAATGGAGTGATGTTCAATGGCTAAGTGGTATGGGATGATCGGGTATGGAAGAACCGTGGAGACTTCCCCCAGCGTATTTACCGATGAAGTCGTTGAGAAGCCTTATTATGGTGATATCGGTAGAGATACCAGGCGGCTTCAAACATCTGACAAGGTTAACGACGATCTTGTTATCTCGAATCAGTTGAGTATCGTCTCAGATCCTTATGCCTGCACGAACTTTCACTCCATGCGATACGCAACTTACATGGGAACGAAATGGAAAATCACCGACGTTGAGGTTCAGTTCCCTCGAC